AATTATAAAATTTAATTAGAGGTGATATTATGGGAAAAGCGATTGATTTAACAGGGAAAAGGTATGGCAGATTAATAGCTGTTGAAAAAGTGAAAAATCCAAATGATAAGCACCACGCATACTGGAAATGCAAATGTGATTGTGGGAATTTTATTATTACAAGAAAAGACTCTCTCGAAAATGGACACACAAAATCTTGCGGTTGTATAAGCGCGGAGAAAGGCTATCATAATCACGGATACTCACACGAAAAGTTGTACAGCATTTATTATGGTATGAAATACAGATGTTATAACCCAAACTGTGATTCATATTCATTATATGGTGGCAGAGGAATAAAAGTATGTGATGAATGGTTAAAAAATGTAGAAAATTTTATTAATTGGGCTTACAAAAATGGGTACGATAATAAAAAGACTAAAGCTGAACAATCCCTTGACAGAATAGATGTTAATGGCAACTATGAGCCATCTAATTGCAGATGGGCTGATAAAGATGTTCAAAATTATAACAAAAGATGTACAAGAAAGATAGTTATAAACGGAGAAGAAAAAACATTACTTGATTTACATAAAGAATATGAAATATCAATGACTACATTGAGAAGTAGATATCAAAGATATTTAAAAGGTTTATGTACTGTTGACGAATTAATTCAGAATACAAAAATAATAAATAAGCCCCAACAGATAATTATTAGGGTTGGTGAAGAAGAACACAATTTGACAGAATGGGAAAAAATAACAGGCACATCAAGAAAAACCATAATTCATAGATATAGAAAAGGGGCAAGAACATATGAAGAGTTATTTAAGAAAGGTCGCTGAAAAGCGACTTTTTCATTTTGCAAGGAGCGATAATCTTTGCATAGCAAGAGAGGTGTTTAGTTAATGGCAAATGCAAACGATTGGGCGACAGACCTTGAAAACACAGTCACAGCACTTGTCAAGGCTAAAACCCTAACGCAACTAAAGAAAACATATCCAAAGATAGTTATAACCAATGAGGGGGAAAACAGCGGTCGAGCAGTATTCCCAACAGTATACATTCATTTACTGCCAGCGGTTGAGCAAGGGCAAACGCTTGACGGACAAACAATAAACGCATTGTTAGCAACATTTCAAGTGGATGTTACCACTAACACAAGCAAATCCGATTGTCGCAAGGTTATGGCAGTAATTACAGACACATTTAAGACAATGAGATTTCAAGGCACATCAATGCCAGAGTTCTCAATCAGCAATAAAGTACATAAGAGTACCGCTAGATTCAGAAGAATAATAGCGGCAAATGACAGATTAATGTAACAAAGAGCAGAAATGCTCTTATTTTTTTGCAAATTTTTAGGAGGTAAGAAGATATGGCAGATACAGTAGCAGGATTAAGCGCACTGGGAATCACGTTTAGTTATGGTGTTGAAACTACAGCAGGTACTAAACCAACAGCGTTTAAACTTCTTCATAGAATCAATTCTATTGATGAGATTACAGTAACCCCAGAGGCTATAGATGCATCAGCACTTGAAGATTTACAGACAAGAAACATTGCAGGTAGAGATACAGTTACAGATACAGTTGCGGTAACAGTTAATAAGACGGAAGCTACAATCAAAGAGTGGAAAGACCTTATTACAGAATATAAGGCTTTAACTGATGGAAAGAGAATGTGGTTTCAAGAGATTACTCCGGGTATATCAGATGCGGAGTTCTTTGTTGCACAGCCGCCTTCAAAGTTACCAATTACGGGCAAGGAGCAAAATTCACTTCTTACAATGGCTATCAACCTTATTATTGAGGATATGGTAGGAACAGATACAGCAGTAACCCCAACATCGGGGGAATAATGAGCTATTCGACTAAATCAAAAAAGGCTGTGTCGGATAGCGTAGAAAACGCCAAAACAGCCGACTACACATCATATCTTGATGATGTAACAGAATAATTATTAAAAAAAGTAGGTGCGGTGTAAAATCCGCACCTTTCCCTATATGGACGATAGGGTGGGAAAGGGTAAAAATTATGATGAATATTGATGTAAACGGAAAAGAATACAAAGTTGAGTTTAGCTTCGGTGCAGCAGAATGCAAGGAAATTGTGCAGAAAATGTTTTCTGTCGTTAATGGTTCTTACTTACTTGCACAAACGGATAAAAGCGTTGCACAGGCTTCCTTTGATGGATTAGCAAATATGACAGCAGATGTGCCAGAGATTTGTATTTTAGCCATTTATGCAGGCTGTATTGACAATAACCCTGTAACTATGGATGAAGCAAAGGAACTCACTAGAGCATATATTACAGAGAAGAGAAAGACAGATAAAAGTTACGGATATAGAACATTGTTCGAGGAGATTAAGAAAGCGATGGAAGATGATGGTTTTTTCGAGCTGTCGGGAATAACAGCGATGTTAGAGGAGATGGCGAACAATGTGGAAGAAGCGACACAGGAACAGAAGAAGCCGACAGTAGTTCCACAAGACCACAAGAAAAAGCAGACTTCCACAAAATAATCTGGGAAGAATACTTTGTTTTAGCCAGTTCACTAGGCGTTAGTTATTCAGACTTTCTTAAAATGACACCTAAAAAGCTATGGGCTGTTGTAGAGGGTAAGAAACTTGAAAGGCAACGAATGGATTCAGATATATGGCTTGCGATAGGTAGTTACATACTCCCAGCAATCAAGATAGGTGTTAGAAGTGGTGCTTGGGGTAAAGGCGAGCTTGAATACCCGGACAAGCCTATTTATAGAGATATTAACAAAAAAGAGAACAGCAAAGATGAAATACAAAGAAAGAGAGAAGAGTTTGTTTTGAATATGAAAATACGAAAAGCAAACTGGGATTTAACACACCCTAAAAATGATAAGCCGGAGGTATAAGCGTGGAATTAGATTCATTAGAAGTCAAAATTACCGGTACTGCCACTAAAGCTATCAATTCTGTTGACAAACTGATAAATCAGCTTACAAGGCTGTCAACATCACTTGCAACTGTGAATGGCTCATCACTAAGCGGTCTTGCGAGTGGTGTTAATCAGTTAGGTTCTGCTATGCAGAATATGAACGCAGGAACAGCGGATTTTACAAGGCTTGCCAAAAATATCACAAAGATAGGTTCTGTTGATTCAGTTGCACTAACTAACACAGCTACATCACTTCAAGCTGTCACAAAGGCAGTTGCAAGCATATCAGCTATTCCACAAAATGCAACGCAAGTCACAGAATTTGCAAAGTCACTTGGTAAGCTAGGCAGTAAGAGTATTGAAAACGCCATTGTAAACATTCCAAAGCTAGGTAATGCTTTAAATGGCTTAATGACAACGCTATCAAGAGCACCAACAGTAAGTCAAAATGTCATTCAAATGACTAACGCATTGGCTAATATTGCTAGTCAAGGTAGCAAGGTGGGTACTTCTTCAAACTCACTTCAAAAGTCACTGTATGGCGTTTCTACGAGCGTCAGGACAGCGACTAAGAGCAGTTGGAACTTGGCAAGCGCAATAGGCAAGTTTTATGCCACTTATTTTATGGTAATTCGTGGCAGTAAGAAACTTATAGAAGCTATCAAGTCAACAACAGATTACATTGAAGCTTTCAACTATCAAGCGGTTGCGTTTGGCAAGATTGGTTCGGAATGGGATAAGGATTACGAAAAGTACGGATATGATAATGCTACGGCATATGCAGAAAGTTTTCAAAGCAGAGTAAATGATACTCTTGGAAAGCTATCTGGCTTAAAAGTTAATGTTCAAGGTGGTTTGCTTGAAGAAAGCGGAGCAAAGAACTTAGGACTTAACATACAAGAGATAACGCAGTACGCTTCACAGTTAGCTTCTGTCACTAACTCATTAGGGCAGACAGGTGAAGCAACAACAGCAATAACAAAGTCAATGACAATGCTTGCAGGCGATATAAGCTCACTTTTCAATGTGGACTATTCAACAGTAGCACAGAACTTACAAAGCGGTTTAATCGGACAATCGAGGGCATTGTACAAGTATGGTATTGATATTACCAATGCTACATTAGCGACATATGCTTATAACTTAGGCATTTCTAAGTCTGTATCAGAAATGACACAGATGGAAAAACAGCAGTTAAGAGTGTTAGCAATATTAGACCAAAGTAAAGTATCTTGGGGTGATTTAGCCAATACGATTAACAGCCCAAGTAATATGTTACGCCAGTTCAGCAACAATATGAAAGAGGTAGGAATGGTAGCAGGACAGCTATTTATCCCAATTCTTTCAAAGGTTATGCCAGTAGTAAACGGAGTAACTATTGTAATCAAAAGATTATTAGTCAATCTTGCTTCTTTAATGGGTGTTAAGATTGACTTTGAGAGCTTCGGACAAAGTGGCTATAAAGACACATCAGATGGCTTAGAAGATATTTCAGACGGCTACAAAGATGTAGCTGATTCAGCTAAGAAAGCTACATTATCCCTTATGGGATTTGATGAAATAAATAAATTACAGGACGATACAAGCTCAAGCAAGGGCTCAAGCGGTGGTGGCGGTAGCACTATTGATTTGACAGATGATATTGCTAAGGCGGCGGCAGAATATGAAGCGGCGTGGAATAAAGCATTTGCCAATATGGAAAATTCGGCAGTTGCTTGGGCTGATAGAATAGAAAAAGCCATAAAAAAGGGTGACTGGTACGGAATAGGTACTTACGCAGGCAAACAAATAAACAAAGGGATAAATGCTTTTCCTTGGAAAAAAACAGGAGAAGCAATTACAGAAGCTATTTGCAATGTTTTGGATTTTGCAGATGGATTTGTTAGTTCTGTTGATTGGGAACAATTAGGAAGAAATATAATAAAGTTTATTGAAGGTATAGATTTAGGAAAAATAACTGTAAAAATTTTGGACCTAGCAATTGACTTAGGAGTATCAGCAATAAAATTAATATGGGGTGCTTACCAGGAGATATACGACAAATGGGGAATTGCAGGAATTTTGGCTTCTTTGGTTATTCCGGGCGGAATTCTTACACTTAAATTTATTACGGAATTTTCAGCAAGCATAGATGATAGTAAATATGTAAAAAAAGCAAAAGATGGCATAGAAAATATAAAAATAGCTGCACAAGAAAAATGGAATGAAATTACAGATTGGTGGAATAATACAGCAATCGTAAATTGGTGGAATAATGATGTTACGCCTTGGTTTACTAAAGCGAAGTGGCAGTCACTTGGAGATAATACAAAAGATAGCTTGCAAGATAGCTGGACTTCTTTTAATAACTGGTGGAGTAGTACAGGAATATACAACTGGTGGAACAATAGCGTAGCACCTTATTTTACAAAAGCAAAATGGCAATCTCTTGGAGATAACGCAAAGGGCAGCTTAACTGATAGTTGGACTTCGTTCAATAATTGGTGGAGTGGCACAGGTATATATAATTGGTGGAATAATGATGTTACGCCTTGGTTTGCTAAAGATAAATGGAACAACTTGGGTGATAATTTCAAGTCAAGTCTACAAGATAAATGGTCTGATTTTTCTTCTTGGTGGAGCACAACCGGAATTTACAATTGGTGGAATAATCACGTAGCACCTTACTTTACGGCAGATAGATGGCGTGATATGGCAGATGGAATAAGAGTAGGCATACAAGATAAGTGGGATAATGTAGTTAATTGGTGGGATAGCAAACCATCCCTTAGTGAAATTTCAGTAGCCGTTGAGAACTTTTTTTATAAAGTAAGAGATATGTGGTATAATTTCAAAGATTGGTGGGACAACTTAGGACTTAGCTTCCCACATATAAAAACGCCACATTTCGATATTGATGGCGAATTTAGTCTTGTGCCACCTCAAGTGCCCAAGATAAGTGTTGATTGGTATGCAAATGGCGGCTTTCCAAACAAAGGACAGTTATTCGTTGCTAATGAAGTAGCACCCGAAATGGTTGGTACTATGGACGGAAGAACAGCAGTAGCCAATCAACAAGAAATTACAACAGGTATTGCTAATGCAGTTTATCCAGCAGTATACAATGCGGTTGTAGCGGCTATGTCAGAAGCCAACAACAACGTTAATATAACACTACAAGGTGACGCTGATAAATTGTTTACAATGGTACAGGATAAAGCTAATAACTACACTAATATGACAGGGCAAGCAGCATTCCCTTATTAATTGACAAATAAATAATAAAAGAATATATTTAAAGTACTAAAGATAAGGGGGAATGTATATGTTAAAAAAAGGCTTATATAAAATGCTGGAAGTATTAGGAATAAAGAAAAAACAGCAACCACAAATTCAACGCCCACTAAATCCTAACTTTAAAGGAGTGTACAGAGCGACAGAAAACGGCTTAGTTGAAGTATATTGTCCAAGATGTAGCAGTTGGGACTGCTCTCACACACAGATTACAACAACTGTACCACAGAAAACTAAGACAAGATATACCGTTAATTTGAATCCGTTTAGACCGTTTACGCTGGTTAATAAGAAAGAGAAGATTAAGCAACAGGGCGGAACTTATTCACAACATAGGTTTGTGTGTAACAGATGTGGGCTGATTTTTTGGTAATACATGATTTTAATGGAACGTATCTTTTTGGTGCGTTCCATTTTTTATTAAAAAGTGCTTGACAATTATTGCAAGGGCAGTTATTATAATAACATAAATATTGCAAGGGCAATAATTGAAAGGAGTGATTATTATTAGTCCAGCAGGAAGACCACATAAGGAAAACCCTAGAAATGTTAATCTTAATATCAGAATAACAAAAGATGAAGCTAATCGTATTCAGAAATGTGCTGATGAATTGAAATTAACAAGAACCGACACCATTATGAAAGGTATAGGGTTAGTAGAAAAAGAACTTAAAGACAACAAAAAAGAGTAGCAACAAGTCAGTCAAAACTTATAGTTACTACTCAATCAAAACATTCCAAAGGAATATAGTTATATTACTACGTTCCTTTGGGAAAATCAATATTTTTTTGGAGGAAAACAGATGGAAAAACAATTAAAAGACGAAATAAATAAAGCATTAGAAAATATTGAGGATATATGGATATTACATCAAATATATCGTTTTGCTGTTAATATGTCGAAAGATGATTTAAGTAAATAAGTTGTTTTATAAAAAAGAGGGGAGCATAAAAAGACACCAGTTGACAATATTCATAAAATATATTATCTTGGTATATGCTAAAATTAATAGAACGAACGAGACACAGCGCATACGAAAGATAAATTTTCAAGAATAGTCTTTTGTGTGCGCTTTTAACATACCAATGAAATATAAAATAAAAATATTTTGGAGGTATCTATGCTAGTAGAAACAAGGAAAATAAGCAAAGGCAAAGAAGTAACAGTTGTAACAAGCCTTGATGTAGCAGAAACTTTTGAAAAAGAACACCGTAGAGTATTGCAAGACATACGTGACTTGAAATGTAGTGAAGAATTTCGACTGCACAATTTCGTGCAGTCGAGTTATATTAATGAGCAAGGGCGCAATCAGTCAATGTTTATTATGACTAGAGATGGCTTCACTTTACTTGCTATGAGTTATACTGGCGAAAAAGCTATGAAATTTAAAGAAGCTTATATCAACCAGTTCAATCAAATGGAAGAGCTTCTCAAAGGTAAACTAATCGAGAGAGAAAAAGGCATAGCAGTTAGGCAGTCACTTACTAAAGCTATTCAGCAGTCAAGCGAAAATGAGAGAATGCACGGACACGCATATTCCACTTATACTGATATTGTATATAGGACTGTATTCGGAAAGACAGCAAAGCAGTTAAGAGAAGAATATGGAATTGATAAGAAAGCTAATTTGCGTGATTATTTCACAGTAGAAGAACTTGAAAAGGTACAATCAATAGAAATGATTATCAGTGGACTTGTTAATTGCGGTTGGGGATATAACGAGATAAAAGAGTTTATAACTAATCCGGCAAAGAAGCTAATAGCGGCATAATAAAAAAATCAGAACAAGTTGGGTAGACCTGTTCTGATTAGCACATATGAGTACATATAAGTTGCTCACGTCAATAATAACAAATAAATAGCAAAATGACAAGGACATTTCGCTTAATTGTGAGGTGTCCTTTTTGTGTGCTTGGAAAGTGAGGTTTTACTATGAATTTTATACAATACATAAAGCAAGCGTGGAAAGCTGGCACTAGCGGCGGCACTCCAATAAGCCCAGATAGACTTAACCATATGGAAGATGGAATTAAGAGTAATAACGATATGATAAGTGAGCTGAACAACAATACAACAACAACGTACGAAAATGCTATCATAACATACGCACCTGCTTTGGCACTGGTAAATATAATGCCAGCTAAACTAACCAATACTGTAGCAATTAGGAGCTGGACAACAGTCGCAACTCTGCCTAAGGAATATAGACCGAGTAAAACTATAAAATTTCCGGTCACAGTATATAATCCGGCGGGGTTTGTGGCATATGGACAATTGACACCTAATGGTGCATTACAAATTTATAGTGATACCGAAATTGAGGCAAATCAAGGACAAACATATTACAATTTCACTTATTTTATTTAAGCAATATGTTTATTGAAGATATTGCTGTTTAATTAACTTAATGAATAAAAATTCAAAATGGGTATTGAAATAAAATGTTAGTGGTAGGGACAACTTGAAAATATAAATATATAAAACTAAGGGAACGTATCAGAGATGATATGTTCTTTTTTGTTACCAATTTTTAGGCAGAAAGGGGCGATTGAATGATAAGTGCTGTAATTATCGAGGGAGTGGCATTCCCAGTAGCATATAACGGCTACACATACAGTAGAAATAAGATATGGTCTAAAAACACAGGCAGGAACGACTATGGCGAAATGGTAGGCACAATCGTAGCTATCAAAGACAAAGTAGAACTGCAATTACCGCCACTTACAGGCGAACAGGCATTGTTACTTGATAATGTGATTAGTGATGAAAATAACCCATTCCCGACAGCACAAGTCCTATTCTTAGGCGGTACACAAAAGGAAATGACAATATACACAGGAGATGTGACATATCCGTATCTCACAAGAGCAAAGAATGAGGATGGATTAATAGTCGGAGCAAAATTAAGTTTAATTCAGAAATAAGGAGATTAACTATGAAAATAACAGGAAATGAAGTTTTAGCACATTATGAAGCACTTGCAAGTGTAGCACAGCTTAAAATGGGTGGCAGATTAGCAGTTGCCATTATGTCTAACATTAAGATGTTAGAGCCACACTTTAAGGCAGTCGTGGAAACGATAGAAAAGATACGCGAGGAAAATAAAGATAACAACGATAAGATAAAATCAGAACTTGAAGAACTAGGAGAACAGGAAATAGAAGTATCTGAATACACAAAAGTTGATATAAGTGCATTTGATAGTTGCGAAGCCATTGAGCCAGCTAAGATTATCGCACTTAGCTTTATGATTAACAATTAATCAGCAGAAAGGAGCAACCTAATGAAAAATATTAATTGGGGTGCGGATTTCAATTTGCTGTATGCAAGATATTACAGCAAATATTTAGTTGACGGAAAAGAATACAATCAGACACTTAATGAGTTTAAATACAGCAACATAATCAATCCGAACAATAGCATTTCCATAGGTAACACTTGCAGTAGTAGTGTTACCTTTTCTATTTATATGCCAGCAATAAGCCTTGAAAATAAGGAGATTGCCATATTTGAGGGTGTTAAGGGTAATAGCGGAATTGAGTATGTACAGATAGGCATATTTACTGTAACTAAAGAAGAGAGCAATGGCGAATACACTAAGTACACAGCTTATGACAAGATGTACAAAGCTGAAAAAGGTTATTTTTCTGAATTGACTTATCCTAGTACGGATAAAGCTATTTTAGAGGAAATCTGTACAAAGCTAGGCATACAGTTAGCAACTAGCATAACAAACACACATACAATTACAGATAAGCCACAAGGCTATACAATGCGTGAAATGATTGGCTATATGGCTACGTTACAAGGCTGTAATGCGGCTATTAATTCTGACGGAAACCTTGAATTAAGGTGGTACAAGGATAGCGGTTATGTACTTGACGGACATCAATACTATCAGCAAGGGGTTACTTTTACCACTAGCAAGGATTTTACGATAAGGAAACTGACTTGCAACAATACGAAGTCAGGTGACAAGGAAACTAGCACGATTACCAGTGGTAGCGGTGCAACAGGACTTAGCTTTGCTAACCCATTTATGACACAAGCAATCCTTGATGAAGTCTACAAAAAGATAGGCGGCTTTCAGTTCAGACCGCTTACAGTTAAGTTTGTTGGTGATTACCGATTAGAAGTTGGTGACATTATTACTGTTAATAAGAACGGCATTGATTACAAAGTGCCTATAATGCAGATAACACACGAATGTGATGGCGGCTTAATGGACACAGTTACATCTATCGGACAATCTGACACAGAAAACAGCAATATTGCTAGCGGTCCGATAACAAAGCAAATGGAACGATACTACGCTGATTTAGTCTTAATCAACAAGGCAGTTATCGAAAATGCTGATATAACTAGTGCTAATATTGAGAGTTTAAAAGCACATCAAGCGTATATCGACCAATTAAAGGCTAATAAGATTGAAACTATTACAGCAAATATTGTTAATTTGACGGCAAATAAAGCTACGATTAATGAAGCTAATATCGCTAAGTTGCAAGCAGATTATGCACAGATAGGTGTATTAAACGCAGACGTAGCAGACATTAAGACTTTAATGTTTGGTTCTGCGACAGGTAAAAGTTTAACAACAGAATTCGCTAATGCAGTTGTAAGTGTTATCGGCAATGCACAGATAAAATCTGCTATGATTGATAGTATAGCCGCAGATAAGATTACAAGTGGGAAGATTTATACAAACCTTGTTGAAATTCTAAGCGAAAGCGGAAATCTTGATATAGCTGACAATACAATACAGATAAAAGATGATAACAAGGTTGCAAGAGTTCAAATAGGTAAAGACGCTAATTCGGACTACAATATGTACGTCTGGGATAAAGCTGGCAATCTTATGTTTGATGCCTTAGGACTTACCGAAAAAGGCGTTACAAGAAAAGTTGTTCGTGATGATGTTGTTCAAGATGACGCTAATATTAATGCAAGTAAGCTGGATATCGAAACATTGTTTAATGTTATCAATAACGATAACACCCATACACTTAAGAGCAATAAAATTTATCTGGACAACGAGGGACAGACACTTAATGTCATTATGCAAGCTATAACAAGTGGTGCTGGCAAAGATTATACTCAATGGGGCGGTATGATGAAAGTTGCTAGTGATTTTATCACTAACAAGTTGTGGTGGACTGAAAATGTTGACAACGAAAGCATTAAGACTAAGTTTTCTACTGTTAATCAGAAACTAGATAGCTACGAAATCACGTTATCCGACTTATACCAACAAACGAATGATAATTTTATGGTGTATACAGTTACAGAAACACCTAACAAAGATAATTACCCAGCTATTGATTGGTTCATACCTATTTATCCGTCAGATGATTTATTTCCAAGCGATAATCTTACTTGGACTTATAGCAATGATGAATACGCAAAATATCACGGGGCAATAGCATACAACGAAACAGCTCAAAAAACTTGGCGTTGGGCTAAAGATGATAAAGGTAATTGGGGTTGGAAAGAGGTATCTAACACACAATTAGCTTATATGCTTAATCAAAACGCTAGTCTTAAGATTAATCTTAATAGCATATCAACAGAATTAACACAGACAAAGAAAAATCTGACAGATAATTATAGTACAACAACTACTATGATTAACAAAATTACGCAGGAAATTAATGATAATGGTTCAAGTATTAGTTTGGCACTTAGTGGAACTTACGCTAAGTCAAGCGATTTAGAAAGTTATGCAACTAAAACAAGCCTTGATTTATATATCAAAAAAGACCCTAAAACAGGCGAGCTTAAGAGTGCTATCGAAGCTATTGCAGATACAATAAATATTACTGCAAGGGGTGGGCTTAATTTAAGTGGCAACAGGTTTACATTAAACAGCACGAACACCAGCATTACGGCAGACGGAACAATAACTTGTAGCAATTTGATTGCAAACGGCGGAAATATTGGCGGTTGGAAAGTGTCTAAGGATTCAATAAGTACAATATTTAAGCAGAATAATGACTTATTTAAAATTGCATTACAAATACCTGGCGATGTTACACCATATGTTTTTTCAGTTTTTCACGGAACTGAAGGCGAAGGATACAACAAAAGTCCTAATTTTTATATAAGTCAAACTGGTAAACTGTATGCAACTAACGCACAAATTACAGGAAGCGGCTATTTTTCATCTGGCACGATTGGAGGCTGGGACATCAGCAAGTCTTCCATTTATAAAGATTATGGCAAATATAGAACTTATATACAGGCACCCGCTAATTCCGAAGCTTGGGCATTCTCTTGCCAAGAAGAAAGAGATGGGGCATATTATGGTAATTGGTACGTTCGTGCGGATGGATATATGTATGCTTCTAAAGGTCAAATTGGCAATTTCTCAATTGATAATGGTATATTGTCGACATATCAAAATAATGGAATTAAAGGAATGTCAATAGACCAAAATTATATAAAATTTTATTCTTGGGTTGACGATTACGAAAATTATGTAGGTTCGATAACTACTACAAGATACTATACTAGCAATAATGAAGCAAGAAGAGCTTTAGTACTGAATGCAGACTATGGAGATGTTGTCGGAATAAATTGTACTAAGGAGAAAACAGAAAATACGGAATATGAATTCGTTATAAGAATAAACGACGATTTAAACAAATCATTAGAGTTTTTTTCGCCCAATATTTCGATGAATGGCGGTTACCAAGATAATATTAAAAAACCAACGACACTTACAGTATATTGCTATAATCCAAATTCGGGAAAAGACACACAAAATGTCAGAATTACAAATACAGAGGACAGACACTACGAGAACTGCGAACTATCTGTGTACGGAAGTGCTTTTGTGAAATATGATTTGCGATGTTTTGGGTCGATTTATGGAACAATTGCTTCTGATTCAGATGAGAATGTAAAAAAAGATGTTCATTTATTGGATTCGGAAGAGTCTTCTGAATTTATCTATAATTTAAAACCTTGCGAATTTAAAATGATTAATGGCACTTCTAATCGCTATCATCACGGATTTATTGCACAGCAGGTCAAAGAGACTATGAAAGATAATGATTGGGGATTATTTATTGATAAAAAGATTAATAATGATAACTACGAAACACAAGTCTCAGACGAAAACGAAAATACAACTAAAGAACTAACAGCAAGATACGCATTACGCTATGATGAATTAATAGCGGATTTAGTTGCGACTGTACAATCGCAGAATATGCGTATTAAAAAATTAGAAAAGCAACTAAGTAATTAAGGACATCTTCGGGTGTCCTTTTTAATGCAAACTAGGAGGTAAAACACAATGTTAGACATTAACTCATCAATTCAGAAGAACGGAACATTGTCTGTTCAAAATTCAGACGGAACACTTAAACAGGTGGCTTATCTGTCAGCCACAATCAGCGAAAGTGGCACAGTTAGTATGTCAGCCAGCTTTAACGACTTTGCGGCATACTTAGCAAATGATATAGCACTAGACAGCGAACTTAAGAGCTTTCTTGATGGCGTTAAAAATACTTACAAGGCAACATACAGCACAGAAGATAACACAGTTAGTTCAGATGCAACAGAAACAGTAGAAAGTGAGGTATTTTAATTATGATTAAATGTGGAGATTTTTCAGCGTGGAATGGTGTAGTTGACTGGAACAGAGTTAAGGCGGCAGGACTTACTCACGCTATTCTTAAGGTTATCAGACGTGATTTTGACACAGATAAGCAGTTTGACAACAACTGGAAAGGCTGTCAGTTAGCAGGTGTGCATATCTGCGGTGTATACAATTATGTTTACACACCAACAGTAGAAGAAGCTATTGCGGCGGCTAAAAGGGTATTAGAGGTGCTTGACGGACGTAAAGTTAAGGTGTGGATGGATATAGAAGATACTTGTATGCAAAATTTAGGGTCAGACCTTATCGACATAATTAAGGCGTACAAGCACACAATAGAGGAAGCTGGCTACGAGTTTGGTATCTATACAGGTATGGCGTGGTATGGCAGTTACATTGCCCCATATGCAGACGAAGAAATTCTTAACTGCGATTACTGGATAGCAAGGTACTATCTTGGATATGATGAAATGACACTTGATACAGACCCTAACGAAGATAAGAAGCCTAGTGTTGCTAGAAACCTTGTAGGCTGGCAGTATACATCAAGCGGTGTTGTAGATGGAGTAGACGGAGTTTGCGACTTGTCTGTATTCTATGGCTTTCATAATGATGAAGATAACACAGAGGATAACAGCGAAGAAGATAACACAGAGGATAGCACAGATGAACACGTATATGCTACATATGCCGCTTATACAGACCGTTGGTGGGGTGAAGTAGAGGACAGAGAAGATTGGGCTGGTGCAGGCGACAATAAAGCTATCACAGCACTTATTATTAAGGTCAGCAGAGGTTCAGTTAAGTACAGAGTTCATACACTTAATGGTGATTGGCTTCCTTATGTTACAGATTTCAATTATAATGATTTCAACAACGGCTTTGCGGGTGACCAGAAAACACCGATAGATGCCGTAGAAATCATCTACTACACACCAGAGGGTGAGCCTTGGAAGTATGCTAAGTATATGGTATCTGTATTCAACAACCGCAACTTCTACCCAGAGCAGATAGATGATAAAACATCCAACGGAATGGACGGATATGCAGGCGTTATGGGTAATGCAATCGACAAGTTCCAGTTAGTTGTCGAATAAAGTCGAAATTACACGACCGAAAGTATTTGAAATATACTAACGATAAATGTATAATAAACTTGTCTTTGAGAAAAGACCCTTAAACATTATCAAGTTCTGGCAGGCGATATTGTTTGATTGGCGTTGGCAATATCGCCGCTACACTTGACACTATAGAACGTGTGTTCTATAATAATCGTATCGCTATCAAACGTGCAAGGGCAAGAGAGGGGAGTGCGGGTTTATGAGTAATGAGGAATACAGGCAAAAGATAACAAAAATGATTAATAAAATAGAAGATAACTGGATATTAGAACAAATATTTAAGTTTATATGCAATATGACAAAAGAGAGGGCGTAAACCCTCTCTTTCTTACTTTTCGTCTAGCAATTTCTTTGCAATACTTTCCAAGCATTCCCAATCTTTAGGTTCAAGCCTTGCCAATGCACTAACAAGCTTCTTTTCAAAGCTGTCATCGTTTAATTCCATAACTTCATTAACAAAAGCACCAATCTCTTGTTCTCTTGTACGAGATTTAAACATTTTTCCGTTTCCGGTTCGCAGCCATTCTTCATTTACATTAAGAATAGAACATAAAACTTTAATTGATTGTTCTGAAAGATTTCTATTGCCATTTTCAACTAACGAAATGTAGTTTTTGGTAAGCCCTAGCTTTTCAGCAAATACATCTTGCGACATTTTTAATTCTTTTCGCAAGGCTTTTATTCGCTCGTTCACACTTCTCACCTCCCTGCATATATACAATAACATTAAAGTCACACAATGTCAAACTTTTTTTACTAAAATATGTTGACAGGTATTACTGGGTATGATATTATAATCACACAAAGTCAAATAGAAAGGAGATGAAAAAAATGAAAAAACCATCTATTTCAGATGTTGCATTAGTACTTTCAATATTTACTTTACTGTTTCAGATTTTTTGTCATTTTATTTTGCCAAAGCTTTGACAAAATCAATTATTTCTGAATGATGTACAGAAAATTCCATTAAAGCACAGATGATAGAAACAACCACGGAAATCCAACCTTTAATATCGGCTTTACTTGATGTTTTTAATGCGACATCAGCTTCCGTTTTGGAACTTTCAGCAATCTCTTTAGCGGAATCAGCTTGAGATTTAGCGGATTGAGCCATATCGTGAAGTTCTTTGCTTGTCTTTTCAAGATAAGCAGATTGACTTTCTAAAAGCTCATATGGAGATTTGCCTTTTTCATAATTAGGCATTTCTACATTCGGAATTACTGGTTTAACAAGCATATCATCTAAGTTTGGATAATTTGGAACATATTGCATAGTAGTACCCCTTTGTTTTTTAAAACACATTATATCACAGAAAGGAAGTGAATTAAATGAGCGAAAAGGAAAAGGAAATCATCAAGAAGCTATCCGATACAATACCAAAACTTGATGATAGCAAGAAAAATTACATTCTTGGTGTCGCCGAGGGAATGGCAATGGTAAGAGAATCAGAGAAAGCCGATAGAAAGGAGCAAACTAATGAATGAAGTCAAGACGATAGAGCTTAGAACACCTATTGAAGTTGCCCTTGATATTGATAGTGAGGGGATGACAACAGCAAGAAAACTGTACAACTTCTTAGGATTAGCACAAGGGCAGTTTTCAAGGTGGGCGAAAAGCAATATTACAGATAATGAATTTGCCACAGAAAATGAGGATTATTGGCGGTTCGACATAGATGTCGAGACACCGACAGGTGGCATAGTAAAGAGAGATGATTATAAGCTCACAGCTCATTTCGCCAAGAAGTTATCTGTTAAAGGTAATTCAGAAAAGGCAGAAGAAGCAAGGGAATACTTCACAACAGTAGAAGAAAGAGTTAAGTAGAAAGCTATTGATGTATCACAGCTTTCACCACAGCTTAGACTTATGAATATGCTTGTTGAAAGTATGAACAAGGCAGAGATAGAACAGAAGAAGCAGGCAGAGCAGATAGCCAAGGTTGAAACAACTGTTAACAATATGAAAGAAATTTTCGTAGAGCCTATCGGCGATTGGAAGAATGATATTAATGCCAAAGTGAGAGAAATATCTATCAAAAGTGGCATTGATTATCAGGCACTTTACAATCAGCTTTACGGCGAGTTGGAAATGACCGCACATTGCAGTCTTAAGAGATTACAGGATAACAAGGTGGCAAGAATGGAAAAGGCAGGTAATACCAAGACAGCTATAAAAGTGGCAACAACTAAGATTACTGTTATTTATGATAAACCACAGCTTAAGGCAATATTTGAGAATATTGTTAAGAGATATGCTATGAAATATTGTGCATAAGGAGATTGTATATGGACAGAATAGACGAGTTTAATATATTACAGGGTTTTAAGTTTCTTGAAGCATATGAACAGATTGCTGTTTCTGATGATGGTTCAATGGCAGATGTGATTGTTATGAAATTCTACAATGACAAGAATGTTGCTATTGAAATAACATTTATTGACGGAGAATGGCAGGTAGGTGAGCCATATGCTATTGATAATGATTTTAACCCAATCAATAAAGTTGAAAGAAAGGAGCACGGATGAGAGATTTTATTGAAAATGCCATAAAAGAGGAACTTACAAAAACAACAGAAGGCTGTATGTTTTATGTAAAGCGTTTACATAACTATAAGGATATAGGTGAATTAACTGGTTCTGTAAAAGAATTAATCACACAATATGGTCTATCTGCTTCGGAAGCTCAAGGTTTTTTGGAATATATGAAGATTATTGTTAGTGCTTCTTCATATATTCCTTGTGAAAAAGAAAAGCGTGACTATTCAACGGAAGTTGGCAAGTCAGCACTTTAGAAAGGAACAGGAATGAGAGAACCATACGTGATTAAAGGTGACGAACAGCAAAGAAGTTTGCAAGACTATATAGAACAGATTGCTTTAGGTGTTGCTGATGATGTAATAAAAGGTGAGAAAAATGAGACAATACAGAGTGAATGTAGAATTCTCAATTCCCTCACCAATGCTTTACTGGCAATTAAATGCTAATAGCCAATGCGAAAAGGATTACCGATTGCTGTGGCTTTAGCTGGCTGCGACTTGATAGTACTCATAAATTCATCATAGTATTTGCGGTACTCTTCTTTGAATTTAGGAACATCACCTTGATAACCACATATTTTAGCAAGAGCATAAAGTTCAGCAAGCTTTGAGTTATCCATTAAATCACCTCTTTTCTATAGGGAGATAAAGGGATTATATCACAATTTTTTAAAATAAGGAGAAGTTTATGGAAGATATACAGGCAACACCACAGTATAGCATATCAGTAGAAGAACTGATTGCAGAAAGAAACAACTTGGAAATCTCTATTGCGGCATACAAGAAAGCAAAGAGAGACAGCAAGATAGCTGAATATTTATGGATGTTATCAGCAATATTATTTATTGTGTCAATGATATTTCAGCTTATTAATTAGAAAGGAGTTTTAGCAGATTGATATTTATTATTTCTGAAAAAGGCGAGCAGATTAATGAGGTAGAAAAGCTTGAAATCCTGGCACATATTGGCAGAAGAACAAGTTACCTCTTAGGAAGAAATAAACATTGTGAGCCATTAAGGAGCATAGTTACAAGAGATATTTTAGGGCAGTTAAAGCACGAATACGGGTGTAGTTTGAGTGAACTGAAAAAGAAGTACATAGCAGACACTCACGATTATATCGACTGCTACGAACTGCCTACAATAATGAAAGAGAGATATAAGCTATGATACAGGGATTTATGCTAGGAACGATATTCGGGATGTTTTTAGAACTGGCTTGTATCGTTCTGACAATGGCAAGGGAAAAGAGAAAAGAAAGGATTGAACAATATGAAACAGGTAAACGAGAAAGTAATAACAGTACAGGATTGCATTGATATGTACGAGAAAAAGGATATGTATACAGTTATTGACGGCGGTAAGGTTGTTGGATTTGTAGAAAAAGAGAAGGAGAACTAAAGATGAAAGAGAGAAATAACAATATTACAGTTTTTGGGTTAGTTGCAGAAGAACCAGTTTTCAATCACGAAGTTTTTGGAGAAAAATTCTTTAAGATGATGATTTCTATTGACAGGGTTAGCGGAGCAGTAGATACACTTCCTGTCCTTATATCTGAAAGAATTGTAGATATGAACGAATTAAAAGCAGGTGATTGCGTGATGATTACAGGACAGGTAAGAAGTCATAACCTGCACATAGGAGAAAAAAGTAAGTTAGAGCTTTTTATCTTTACTGAAATTATAGAGGCATATGAAAACGAGGTAGAACCACCTTTTGATAATGATGTAGTTCTTAGAGGCTTTATTTACAAAGAACCTATATACAGGGTAACACCACTTGGAAGAGAAATAACAGATGTTCTCATAGCTGTTAACAGAGCATATGGCAAGTCAGACTATATACCTTGCATAACTTGGGGCAGAACAGCTAAGTTTGTCGGTCACTTGCCAGTAGGAACACATATAGAAATGACAGGCAGGTTTCAGTCAAGACCTTATGCAAAAAAGATAAGCGAAGATGAAATTGAAAACAGAGTAGCTTACGAGGTATCAGTAGGCAGAGTTGAGATTATAGAAGAAAAGGAGAATGCTGATGAATAGTGATATTACAGTTTCGGAATTAGCTAGTATGGCAGCAGATAATGAAAAGCGTTGTCAAGTATGGCATCCAGTTCAAGGCGTTATCTTTGACGGCACATTTGATGAACTTGACAGACGGCATTATCTGGCAGACAATACAGTTGATAACTTCTCAATAGAAGATGATGTATTCATTATGAATATATAAATAAGGAAAGGATATGTTTATGGAAAGAGCAATTTTAAAAAAGGTAGTTCTTGAAAACTTTATGTGCTATGCACACGCAGAGTTTGACTTTTACGCCATCACAAAGATTATGGCAAAGAATGGTAAAGGCAAGTCAACTATTGCTACAGCTTATCTGTGGTGCTTGTTTAACTGTGATTATGAATTAAAGGATAATCCGGTTGTCAGACGTGAGGTTGACGGAAAATCCGTTGATGACATGGATACGGCGGTAACACTTACGCTTGATGTCGATGGCAAGGAAGTTACATTGAGAAAGGTTCAGAAGCGTACATACAGCAAGGACGGCAGTTCATACAAGGACGATAACAAGTATTTTATCAATGATGTGCCTAAGACATTAAAGGACTTCAACACATACCTTGATGTTGATATGAATGTATTCAAGATGTGCAGTAATGTGAACGCATTTCTCAATCAGAAGCCGGCTGAAATGCGTGAGTACTTATTCGGTCTTGTAGGCAATGTTGCAGACCTTGATATAGCTTCACAGAAAGCTGAATTAGCCGAGTTAGTTCCTTTTTTAGAGAAGTATACAACAGAAGAAATATCCGCTATGAATAAGGCTACCAAGACCAAGATTACAAAGGATTTACCTATTCTTGACGGACAGATTAAGGAAAAGGAAAGAGATATACAGCTTAAACAGGCTGTTGATGTATCTGACCTTGAATTACAGAAAAACAGCCTTAAAGAGCAGATTGCTGATTGCGTGGCAAAGCAGACTGACAATGACAAGCTGATGGCTGAATATGACAAGGCTAGTTCGGATATTCTTAATCTTAAGTTTGAACTTAGTGATATGTCACGCAAAGCTAATGAAGAAAATATCAAGGCTAGGAGAGATATTGAGAATAAGATTTCTGAAAAGAAAGATTATCTTATTAACATAGCTAATACTATTCAGAAGAACAATTCTGAAATATCTGGTTATCAGAATGACATTGAAAGTGGAACGAGAGAAAGAAACAGGCTTGCTGATGTTTGGAAGAAGATTAAAGAAGAAAAATTCAATGACAATACAGCAATTTGCCCTACTTGCCGCAGAGAACTGCCAGCAGAAGAAATTGAAAGCCTTAGAAGTTCATTTGAAAAGACAAAAGCTGACAGACTAGCAAAGGTTGAAAAGGACGGATTAGAAGTTAAGGCGGATGTTGATAATGCAAGAGATATGATACCAAAGCTGGAAAAATGTAACGAAGAAAATATTGCTAATCAGCAGAAGTTGGAAGAAGAAGTTGCAGACCTTGAAAAGCAGTTATCAGAACTTCCACAGGAAATTGATGTGACAGCCACCGAAGAACACAAAGCACTTGAACAGCAGATTGCTGAAAAAGAAGAGGCTATGCACAAGGCTAACGATATTTTGACGATTAAGGCAGAATTAAAGTCACAGGAAGCAGCTTTAAGGCAGCAGTTAGCAGAATGTGAAAGCCAGATTGCAAAGGCTGATACGGCAGCAGATGAACAGCGACTTGAAGAATTAAGACAGATAAGGACTGATTCTGAACAGAATAAGACCAATGCCGAGAAAATCCTTGACTTACTTGACGAACTGGATAAGGCAAAGAATGAAGCCTTGACAGAAGCAGTAAACAGCCATTTTGGCTTGGTTAAGTGGCAGTTGTTTGAATATGCCAAGAATGGTAATTACAAGAGTTGTTGCATACCTACTGTTGACGGAAAGAGCATTTTAACAACTATGAGCAACAAGGGCAACAGGATTTTAGGCAGAGTTGATATTTGCAACTCAATTCAGAAGATTAGTGGCATATCAGTACCTATTATTTTAGATGATTCTGAAAGCCTTAGTACAGATAATCAGAAGAAAGTTGCTGAAATGGTGGATAGTCAGTTGATTATGCTGATTGTCAATGATAGTGAGAAATTAGAGATTGTGGAGGGATAATATGCAAGGCGAAGATGCTTATGTACTTACAGTAAGCAATAAAGAAGCAGAAGTTATCAAGCAGTTTGTATCAGCAATGGAGAGAGCTACTGTTACGATAGATAATGATGATGTATGGGAAATTATGGAAGCTATCGCATATAAAAGTACTTCCGCAAATGTAATAGGCATAAAAATTATATATGAAGAAAGTGAGAAAAGCTGATGGGCGTAAAAGGATATAAAGCATTTAACAAAGGAATGATATGCAGAGGTAAACAGTACGAAGAGAATGCTACTTATGAAGAAAACGGAAATGAAATATGCGAAGGGAGAACGTATCAAAGAAGATATATTCTATAAATTAGTTGATGGCGAATTTAAAGAAGTAGAAAGTGAGGATTAATTATGGCAGAGAATACGGCAGTTACGGAAAAGAAAGCGTTTACCACCTCTTTAAGTGAGTGGAGCAATACAATGACAGGGCTTATTATCAATGATTATAAGGCTGTTGGAATGGATATGGACGATTACGCAAAAGAGTGTGCTATGGAAGCTATGACAAGCATATTTAATCTTGTTAAGAATGACCCTAAGATTAATATGGGAAATCTTGATACAAGTAATTTGAGAGGCATTGTCAAGCGTTGTGCAAGCCTTAAATTAAATGCTAGTGCATATCCAAGAGAGTGCTATTTCCAGTTAAGAAGTGTAAAGGTGGGAGTTGACCCACAGACAAACAAGGATATATGGCAGAAACAGGTTGAAATGGGAATCGAGGGTACAGGCTATGATTCCCTACTTGCTAATTACGGAAAAGATGTTAAACAGGTATATCCGTATTGGGTAATTAAAGAGGGTGACAAGTACATACCACCTAAGCATAAAGGACTTACAGTTACAGAGCCAGAGTGGGAAGAAAGCGGATTATCTGATAAAGCGGTAAGAGTTGTATATCCTGTTAAGCTATTAGACGGCACAGTAACATATCTTTCTGCTGATAGAGACAGTGTTAAGGTAAATCTGTTAGCGCATGTTAAGCAAAACATAATGAATGAGACTTTTGGTATTTGTGAGGATAGATACCACGCCACACCAAAGCAGAAAGCAGAAATTAAGGCTAAGAAAGACGAGATACTCAATGCCTTAAGAGTGTGCAAGACGGTTGATGAAATGCTTGAATGTGAGCTTGCAAGACCTTTTATAAGCGGTGCTTGGCTTGATACCCCAGAGAGTATGATACAGAGAAAAATGTGTAACAATGCAACAAGGAAATACCCTAAGAATTATGACCCGATGGCAAGACAGGCGCAAGTTGAAATGGACGAGGTATATCAAGTTGCACAGGCTGAAATTGCTGAAAATGCTAATACTGTTGAGTTTATAGAAGATAAGGCAGATGTAGTTGACGACACAGCCGCAGAAGCAACCGAAGAACAGGCAGAAGATAGCACATTACCGCCATTTATGCAGGCAGAATAGGAGATTGAGTATGAGAATAATTTCGCAGGACGGAGCATTAGATGTTCCATATAATGATTATCAATTATTTGTTATTGGTGCTAAATATGATGCAAAAGTAGCACGTATATATTGCCAAAACTCATACGCACCAAGTGTAAAAATTGCTGAATACTCAACCAACGCAAAGGCACTTAAGGCTATGGAAATGCTTAGAAAAGTGTATGAAAATAATGTGTTTTATCATTGCATAGCCAGTTCAAAGCGTTTTGAAGAAGTACAGCGTATTTTGAGTGAGGAACAATTTCAGAAAGCTACAACAGAGTACTTTCAGTTCCCACAGGATGATGAAATCGAGGTGTAAATATGAAACAAAATCCAATAATACGTGCGTGCGAATTGTGTGGAAAACCACAGCAAAAAGATGAATCACGTTCTAATAAAAATTGGAATGTTTATGACGCAAAAGCTGTTTGTGAGTGCGGTGGAAAATTCAAAATAATGCTAAGAGAAGATGCGGAGAAATTAAGGAATGAAACTTAAATGTATTGCAACAGGAAGTGCAGGAAATTGCTATCTGCTAACTTCCAACAGTGGAGAAACACTTATCCTTGATTGTGGAATACCGATTAAGGAGATTAAAAAAGGCTTAGATTGGCACATTAAAGATGTTGTGGGTGTGTTATGCACCCATAAACACCTTGACCACAGCAAGTCATTAAACGATTTTAAGGCTATGGGAATACGAATATCCGCTCCATATATACAATACGCGCAATTTGAGGGCATACTACATTATTATCACACGATACCATATGGCGGTTTTAAAGTTAAGGCATTTGACCTAACAACAATAGACGGAAATTGGACACATACAGACGCAAATGGCGAACCTTGCCCGATATACGGCTTTCTGATTACTCACAAGGAAATGGGGAAAATGCTTTATATAACCGATTGCGAGGTTGTCAAATGGAAGTTTAAAGACATAAACCACGTTCTTTTAGGTGTGAATTATGACAAGGATTTAATCGACAGGGATAATACAGGCAAAGCTAATCACGTTTTCAGAGGTCACTTATCCATTGACACGGCTTGTGATTTTGTTAAGGCAAATTATTCAGACAGCTTGCAGAACGTCATAATGTGCCATCTATCGGCAGAAAACGCTGATAGAGATAGTTTCATCGAGAAAATGAAAAAAGTCGCTTATGGGGCGAATGTGGATGTTGCAGAGCCTGGCAAGGAATGGCTACTTGCTAATCCTAATGAGTGCCCGTTTTAGAAAGGAGATTATATGGCTAAAAAGAAAGGAACAGTAATGGAGAGATTAACAAGAAGAAGTGCTAACGGAACAGGTGTATATGCTACACCTAGTGGAGAACCTATCGAATGGGAAAACAATCGTCATAATGTGTTACAGAAATTAGCAGATTATGAGGACTTAGAAGAGCAAGGTAGACTTATTAAATTGTCTTGCACAACAAAGGATACTGTTTGGCATTTTTGCTGGCAGTATTGAAAATGTAAAGCTAGATAGTTATGGAGATGGGCTTGTTACGGATGTAACGATGGAGATTACTTCATCTAAATTCACAACAACCAATGCCGACAGGATAAGAAATATGTCGGATGAAGAGCTGGCAGAGTTTCTTATAACTTTTAAGAACACATTCGGCGAAGAATACGAGGGAGAAGCTAGTTGTATGGATTGGCTTCAATCAGAAGCGGAATAGGAGAGAATATGGTTGAAATTCCATTATACAGAAGCGTACCAACAATGAGAAATTATGAAGATTATATCAGTGAATGCGATTACACAAAAGGTTGGAATGACGCTATGGATTTTATTTTCCCAGAAGCAAAAAAGAAGCGTGAAAAGGAAAGAACAAAGAAAAGTATGTCCATAATCAAATAAATGCTGAAAGGAGAGAATATGAAGTATATAAGCAATGCAAAATATGGAGAGCTAGTTGAAACAGGAACTGTCTACAGAGGTGACAATAAAAGATTAGATATATGTGTTCATACGCTATGTGGTTGTGGAGAAACACTATATATGAATTGTCGAACACTAGGCATTGTGGATAGAAAATTAAACAGTACATCTGTGATAGCTGCTATAAATGAAGCACAATCATTAGTGAAGCGTGAGCTTGATTTGCTTAGCAAGGAACTTAATTCAATATTGAATAGTGAGATAGAAATATCAAGGTATTAGATAGGAGAGAATATGCAAGATAGATATTTATTCAAAGGCAAAGAAAAAGATAGTGGAAAATGGTTAGAATGGAATGCAATAGCAGGAATCCCACATAATGTAACTGTTTTAACTGATACCATCTGCCAATGTACCGGCTTAAAAGACAAGAATGGCAATTTGATTTGGGAGAATGATGTTGTAAAAGGTAAATACTATGATAATGGTAAATCACATAGACATATAGGACAGGTTAAATATATATGCGAATCATATAAAGTTGTAGGTATAAAACAATATACAGGCTATCATGCTCGTTTAGATGGGTCTTATGAAGTTATTGGCAATATATTTGACAACCCAGAGTTGTTAGAAAGTGAGGAAAAGTAATGAATCGTATAATTTTATGTGGAAGAGTTGTTAGAGACCCGGAGATTAGATATTCACAGACAGCAAACGGAAGCATGGAAGTGGCAACAGTAATAATTATCTTATTCCTCTTGAAAAGACAATCGAGATAGTAAAGGCAGGTGGCAATTATTGAATTATCATAACATAGCAAGAGCCAAGGCGATAGAGCAGGAAAATAAAAAGCGACTATTAAATCTGAATCCAAAGCTGAATGATAAAAGTGGAATATATTTTCTGCTCCGAGAAGATGAAAACGGATTTAAGTATGCGTATATCGGACAGGCGGTACATACACTTAGCAGATTGGCAAGCCACCTTGTAGGCTACGAACAGCACATAGACTTTAGCTTACGCAAACATAAACTGTATGACAAAGAGAAAAACCCTTATGGTTGGCGAGTTGAATTTCTGAATTTTCCCGAAAGCCAGCTTGACGAGAAAGAGAAGTATTACATCAAACTATATGCTGATAAAGGCTATCAGCTTAGGAATGTCAGTTTAGGCGGTCAAGGAGAAAATCGTGCTAGTGGTTCAATAGGAGAAAGAAAAGCGCCTAAAGGCTATATGCAAGGCATACAGCAAGGCAAAAAGGTGTTAGCAAGGGAATTATCGTCTATCGCAGAAAAGCACCTTATAATCCGATTGAAGCCCGAAAAAGAGCATAACAAGGTGTCGCAGAAACAGTATGAGAAGTTTATGGATTTATTGAAAGTAGGTGAGAGCGATTGAATAAGCCTATATTAGATGTTTGTTGTGGGAGTAAGATGTTTTATTTTGATAAAGAAAATCCTGATGTATGCTTTATGGATTGCAGAGAGCTAGAAGATACTCTTTGCGATGGCCGTAAATTAAAAATAAATCCGGATATAGTAGCAGATTTTCGGAACATTCCATTTGATGATAATACGTTTTACATGGTTGTGTTTGACCCACCGCATTTGTTAAAAGTTGGTGAAAAATCTTGGTTGGCCAAGAAGTACGGGAAGCTATCTGATACTTGGCCACAGGATTTAAAACAAGGATTCGATGAATGCATGAGGGTTCTGAAACCATACGGAACATTGATTTTTAAATGGAACGAACAGCAGATAAAATTATCGGAAGTTTTAAAATGCTTTAGTAGAAAGCCTATATTCGGGAACAAAAGAGCAGATACGCATTGGATTGTATTTATGAAAGTGGGCGATTCAGAATGAAAAGGAATGATTGCATAGAGGTATTAGACCACTTAAAAGAAAAGCTGAAAGAAAAAGATATAATTGCTGTACAGGATAGTGAAGATGATTATAAATGTCCTGTATGCGGCCAGATTTTTACAGGAGAAGATATTATCAAATACTCTTACAAGTGGTGCTATAACTGCGGTCAGAGAGTAGATTTTACTCTTCCGCGAAACAGATTTAACTAACTAAAAATCAAAGAAAGGAATGGGTTGTCGCGACATAAAACCGAGGTTTCCTTTTGGTAGATTTAAAATGGAAGAAAAAGTAAAAATTTTTAATGATGATTTTTTAAATATTGTTAAAAATATAGCTGATGAAAGCATTGATTTAATTGTTACCGACCCACCATACCCAACAACATCTAGGGGAAATGCGGGAAACAGTGGTGGAATGTTTCAAAAGAAGATAAATAAACAAGGAAAAGTTTTTAATTATAACAATATAGATTGCGATATGTATGCATCTGAATTTTACCGCATATTAAAAAATGGTAGCCATTGTTATGTTATGACTAATCATATTAATCTTATAAAAATGCTTAACAGTTTTACGGATTTAAGAACAGAGGACGAAAAAAAGAATGGTATTAAGCAATACGGATTTCATTTTATTAAGTCTTTAATTTGGAACAAGGGAAATAAAATTATGGGGCAATTTTATATGTCGCAATTTGAATATATCCTCTTTTTTAGAAAAGGGAAAGGGATAAAAATAAATAATTGTGGCACAAGCGATATATTGTCGATTCCCAATATAAAAAGAAAAGATGCAAATGGTAAAAATCTCCACGATACCGAAAAGCCAGTAGAGCTGATGAAAATATTAATTGAGAATTCATCATTAGAAAATCAGATTGTTTTAGACCCTTTTATGGGGATAGGCTCTACCGGAATTGCTTGTTTACAAGAAAATAGAAAATTCATAGGAATTGAAATTGATGAAAAGTATTTTAATATAGCAAAGAATGAAATGCTTGTATTTGAAAAGGACAGTCAAATGAATATAAGCGATTTTATAGGAGATACAGTATGACACAGGACGGACGATTTGAATTAACCGACTTTTTAAGTAAGAAGATTGCGAATAAATCTGTTATGGACTTGACAGCTTGGATAAATAGCCAAGGCAAAGCACAATATACGCAGATTGGTGAAGTTGTAAGGAATGCTTACAGTTTGAATAAAGATAGTGGAGAACTTATTGAAAGGCTTACAAATGCTGTATCGGTATATGTTCTTAATCAGTCTATGGGATATATGGATTATTTGAGAAAGGAAAGCGAGTGATGAAAGACGAAACTAAGCAGGAAATACAGATTCTACTTGACCTACTCAAAGGCAGCCTTACAAGAAATGGTGTAAGTATGGCAACGGACAGAGAAGGTAACTTGATGTTCTTTGACACATCTGTCTATGTTAGAAGTAAAGGCAAGGAATTTGACGGATTCAGAGTTAATATTAACGATTTAGTGAAGTAATAATGTGGCAGAACTTGAAGAGGTAATTATGGCAGGCAATTTTATTAAAATTGACAGAAAAATTTTAAAGTGGGAATGGTGGAGTGATATTAATACATTCAGGCTTTTTATGTATATGTTGATAAGTGCCTATTGGAAAGACGGAAATTACAAAGGCAAGATAATTGAAAGAGGGTCTTTCCCCTCTTCAATATCTGAATTATCAAAAGAAACTAATTTGTCTGTAATGGAAATTCGTACCTCGCTAAAACACTTACAATTAACAGGCGAAATAACAAGCAAAGCAACAAACAAATTCACGATATTTACTGTGGTTAACTACAATTTGTATCAAACGGATAACAAGCAAGATAACAAACAAATAACAAGCAACTTAACAAACAATCAACAAACAGATAACATTCTATTAACAAACTCTATATTAAAAGAAAGTAAGAATGAAAGAACAGAAGAAATTAAAGAAGATAAGAATATAAAAGAAAAAGATATTACTAACGTAATATCCAAAAAGAAAAGTTATTATCCAGATGATGAATTACTTGATGAAGCATTTAACGAGTATGTGACAATGCGTAAGAGAATTAAAAAACCTATATGCACTGACAAGGCATTGCATAGGGCTATGAATACTCTTGAAAAGCTGTCGGGTGGAGATAATGACTTAGCCGTAAAAATTCTTAATCAGTCAGTAGACCATTGCTGGCAAGGACTGTTTGAGCTGAAAGAAGATAATTCTAATAAGCAAGGCAATCAGATTTTCAATAAGGGTGCTATTGACTGGGATAATGTGTAAAAAAGGGGGCAGTAAGAATGAGCAGATTAGATGATACACTTAATGGAATTAATTTCAGATACGATTATCCGCACAACGGAAGGGTTGAATCACTTTTAAGAACAATAGCGATTAATAGTGCTATTATATGCGACAAATTAGATACTATTTCTAATCAACTGAAAGGAGATGGCAATGACAAGAGAAGAAACAGTTAAAATCATCCGCATTATGTGTGATTGCTACCCTAACTACAAGCCTAACAATCTATCAGAAACAGTAGATGTGTGGAATATGATGTTGGAAAATTACAGTTATGAACAAGTGTCAGTCGCACTTAAAGCATACATCAACTCTGATATAAGCGGATTTGCCCCAAGTATAGGACAGTTGATAGGTAAAATACAGATAATATCACAGCCACAGGAGCTTGACGGAATGACAGCTTGGGGATTGGTTAGTAAGGCGTTACGGAATGGTACTTATGGAGCAGTTGAAGAATTTAACAAGCTACCGCCACTTGTTAGGCAAGCGGTTGGTATGCCGGATAACCTTAGAAATTGGGCAATGTCAGACTATCAGGCGATAGAGACTGTTATACAATCTAATTTTCTGAAAAACTATAGAACAGTGGTGAACAGGTCGAAAGAACTTAACTGTATGCCGCCGGAAATCAAATCACTTATCGATAAAGCGAACGAAAATTCGTATAAGGCTCAAATCGAGCAAAAATTCCAAAGAGATATAAATACATTACAAATTAAAGAAAATGCCCTTATTGGTCAAAATACAAACGCAGAAGAATATATTGAAGCACCTAAAGAAGTACAAGATAGAATTGACAGAATGAGAGGTTGATTTTCAATGGAGACAACGCCAATTAGTCCGCAGAAGAAATTATATAATTACCGCCGAGAGAATGGATTGTGCCCTAAATGCGGCAAGCCGCTTGATAGAAAAGGCTTTTATTGCGAAGAATGTAGGGAGAAGCAAACGGCTTACAGCAGAGAAACTAGAGAACTTTGCAGGCAGTTTAAAATTTGCCCGGAATGTCGCAAAAATAAACTTGTGGGTGATGAAAAGATATGTCCGGAATGTTTGGCTAACAAAGCTGAATATAGAGCTAATCACCCATTAAGTGATGATAAGCGAAGAAAAAACAATGAAGCATTTAAACAGTATTCGAAAAACTTATACGCTGAACGTAGAAAAGCTGGCATATGTGTTAGATGTGGTAAGGCTAAAGCTGTTGAGGGCAAAGCAAAGTGTTTTATATGCCAGAGTAAAGATAATGCTATCCACAGGAAAAGAACTGAAAATAGGCAAAATATAAAAGAATATCGCAAAGAAAATCACTTGTGCTATCGTTGCGGAGAACCTATTGACAGACCACAAGGGCAATTGTGTCAGAAATGCTGGCAGGCAGACTATGAAAGGGGCAAGAGCCTTAAGAATAACAATAGCAAGCATTTATGGCGGTATGATAATCAATTTTTAAGAAAGTGGTGAACAAACGGAAGAAGAGAAAGATGAAATTATGCAAAGAATACAAGAATTAGAGTACTCAATACATATCCGCACTTTAATTCTGAAAGAAATGCAAAAAGTTTTAGAAGAAAATGTTCAAAACCAAGTTTTAGTACAAAAAATAATAAAGAAAATTGTCAAAATACTTGATAAATAAGGAGTATGTATGAGTAAGTCAGAACAGAAAAAGTTTAAGGAGCAAATGTTACGTGTTCAGATGAACAGAATTAGCAATGAACAGCAAAGGAAAAATTTTGAATCAGCATTGATATTAATTTTATGGGTACTACACGATAAGTTCGGTTTCGGACAGCAGAGATTAACAAAAGTACAGAGAGAACTTAAAGTACTTATAGATAACTATAATGACGGATTATTCACAGCGGAAGAGCTTGTTAATCAGTTATACGAAGAAACAGGAATAGAACATATTAAGTTTAAATAAGGAGATAGGCTTATGAAGTTTTCGGGACTGACTAAGCCGGAGCTTGATGAAATAATTGAAAATGCCAATTTCACAGAAGAGGAACTAAGAATTTTCAAGTTGCTTGTGGGTAATATGAGCTTAGAACAGGTTAGTCAAAGACTTATGTTATCCAAAGCAACAATTTCAAGAAGAGTTAAGGATATAAAAATCAAGATAGAAAGGACTGATGACATGGTTAAAACAATTCCTATATGGGAAAAAGTTACATTAACAGTTGAAGAAGCGTCCGAATATAGCAATATCGGAATTAATAGAATCAGCAGTATGCTTAATGAAATTAGCTGTCCATTTGTTTTAAGAGTTGGGAATAAGAGGCTTGTTAAGCGTAAGGAGTTTGAGCACTATATAGAAAAAAGTAACGAAATATAGAGATATATTGAAATATATGCCTTGATGTAGTAATATGTGGTTGTCTATATCAAGGCTTTTTTCAAAAGAAAGGAGCTTTTGAATGGGAAAAGATTTAAAAGGTAAAGAACTAGGTGTAGGATTGTCGCAGCGAAAGGACGGTGTGTATCAAGGGAGATATAAAGATAGATTTAATAAGATTAAATATATTTATGGCACAAAGTTATCAGAAGTTAAAAAAGAATTGGCTGTTGCAATAGCAGAAAATATTCAATTTACAAGCATTAGAGATGATATTAAGCTGGACGATTGGTTTAATCGTTGGATAGAAGTGTACAAAAAGAAAAGTGTACGCCCTAATACCCTTAGAGAATACACTCACATATACAATAAAAATATATCACCTTTTTTAGGAAATCGCAACATAAATTCCTTTGTTAAATCAGATATTCAAACACTAATTGATAAAATAGCTGATGACAATTATAAATATGAACGGCAGAACAAGATTAAGGTTATACTTAATGATATGTTCAGTAGAGCAATAGAAGATGACTTAATGATTAAAAATCCAGCAAAAGGTGTAAAGCTTAGGGCTGATAAAGAACTTAAAGCTTTCACACTAACAGCAAAACAACAGATAGAGTTTTTAGAAGCAAGTAAAGGGACATTTTACGATAATTTGTATAATGTGGCAGTTAATACAGGCTTGCGCCCAGGAGAACTGTTTGCACTTACACCTAATGATATACACTTAGACGAGGGTTATATTGATGTTAATAAGACACTTGTGTATCAGAAGTACCTTGAAGATACAGGCAAGACATTTCATGTCGAGCCACCAAAAACCAAGCAGAGTTACAGACAAGTACCTATTAACAGCGAATGCATTAAATATCTTGAAAAGCAGTTCGAATTAAAGGATATTGTAAAGTGCAAAAGACCTAAAGAGCAGAACAATTATTTGTTTGTGACAAGTTATAACACGCCTCTCAATTCGCAGATTTATTCAGATTCAATTAAAGCTATTGTTAAGCAGATAAATCTTGCAAGAAGTTTTGATAACGAATTTCCTGTGTTTAGTGGACATACTTTAAGACATACTTTTGCTACAAGATGTTTTGAAGCAGGTGTGCAGGCAAAAGTTGTTCAATCATATTTAGGTCATGCAACTCTTAAAATGACAATGGATTTATATACACACGTAACAGAAGAAAGAGCGGCAGTAGATATTGAAAGAATTGTGAAAGACAAGGACAACATTGTTGATTTTAAAAAAAGTGCTGTGTAGTAAGTGTGTAGTACTACACACATTAAAATTGAAAAAACCACAAAACAATGGGGGTTAAGATGTATAATATATTTAACTTGGAAAACTTATTACGTATATCAGACTACCCCTTATGAACTTAACAAAAAGCACAATAAATGC